CAACTTAAGGCGTATCTACATCACCTGCATTCAGCGGAAGCTTTGCTTCGAACAGTGCAGCTCTTGACATCCAAGGTGCTCTCAAGGGTACTTGGATAATGCCAAAACTCGAGGATTAGTTTCCTCACATAAATATTTAGGAGAAATATAAAATGGCTATTCGTGCATTAAATACTGCAATTGTTGCTAACTACCCAACAGCTTCAACTGCTTCATTCCTTGCAGGCGATGCTCTTATGATCGGTACCGATGGTAATGTTTCTGCAGCATACAGAAACGTTTCAACATTCGATACTGTTGCTGAGCAAAGAGGTAGATTCGTTGGCTTTTCAGCTGACGACACCGCTAGAACTGGAAACACAATGATCCTCGCTGATCCAGTTGGTTCCTCATACACTGATTCATCTGGCAACTTTGTTGCAAATAACAACGGTTTCTACGTTGTTTCAAAGAGAGCAATTGGCGACTTCCTCGCAGAGAACGTCAATGGTGTTACTAACCCAACTGCAGGTTCATCAGGATATGAAGGACCAAGAAGAGGCGTTGGTGTTTTCAACAGCCCAGGTGGACAATTTGTCACCGACAGATGGTCTGGTGTTGCTTCAACATCCTTAACTGCTGATGGTGGTGTTTGGAGCCCTGCTATTGGTGACCTTCTTACCATTGCTGCAGCTGCTGGTAGTGCAGGTAAACTTGTTCAATTGGACCCAGGAGCTACTGGTGACGGTATCGTTGTTGGTAGAGTAGACAGCTATGATTCAGCTGCTGGTCTTCTTTACTTCACCCAGTTGGGCGGTTTATAATTAGAGTAATCTAAGGAGAAAAAAATCAAATGTCAATGATTAAGAGAAATACTAATGAGCAAAGAGAGTCCATTATTGCAATGGCTCTTGAAACTCCAGAGGGACGCACAGCACTTGCACAAGCAATGGTTGAGCCAATCAAGACCTCCCTCATGTACCAAGCCATCGGACGCAAACTTTTGATGGTTGATGAACTTCCTCAAGGTGCTCTCGCACGTTACGAGAGAGACGTTGCTGTAAAGTCATACGTCATTCCTAAGAGAGGTTCTGTTCCTGCTGCAGAAGTTGAAGCAGAAGAGCTTCTTGTTCCAACCATTGAGTTGGCAGCACACCCACAAATCAGACTTAATGAGATTCGCCAAAGAAGATTCTACATTGTCGATAGAGCTCAAGTCCGTGCTAAGGATTCCCTCCAAAGACAAGAAGATACAGAAGTCTTCAAGGTTATCAATGCTGGTGTACCTACTGACCAATCAATCTCCGTTTCTGGTACTCTTCAACCTGAGAACATCAACCTTGCGTTGACCCTTATTGAAGAGCACGAGCTAATCGGTGCTAAGGTTGTTCTTCACCCACAAAGATACAAGGATATCAGAAACTGGGGTAAGGAATTCTTCGATGAGGCAACTCAAAGAGACATCCTTATGACAGGTCTCTACGGACATATTTATTCCGCAGACATCCATGTTTCAACAATGGTTCCTAAGAACTCTGTTTACGTTCTTGCTCCTGCCCAATTCGTTGGTGCAATGCCAGTTCGCCAAGACATTACTGTTCTCCCAGCAGACGATCCAAAGAGACTTAGACTCGGATGGGTTGTTTACGAAGAGCTCGGTTTTGCTCTTATCAATGACTACGCAGTTTCAAGAATTACCGTAAGCTAATTCTAAACTAGTCATAAAAAAAAGAGGAGTAGAAATACTCCTCTTTTTTATTTAATTTTATCTAAGAATCTTTCTACTGATTCATCTGTACCGCTAAAATATTCTATTGCTGCATCATTATCCCAAAGCTTGCCAAACTCTTCAACCTTAAATCCAAACAATGCCTTTGGTGTTTTCCTACAATCTTTATTGAAAGACAATATGAAAGGGCCTGATCCTTTACCTAAAATTGCTTTGCATTTTCTTTGAACACTTTGCAAATATATTGCATTTTCATCTGACATATCTATAACATTAGAATTATAAGTGTTAGTTTTTGAAGTGCAATAAAATTTAAATTGCGGAAACTTACTTGAAATAAGGTCTATATTTACGTAGAAATCATTATGACCACTGTATGACGGCCCGTTTTCTACAAATATAGCATTTTCAGGAATGTCAATATCTAAATCTTTTAATTCTATTTCAAGTTCTTCATATTCCAAATGGACAATAGAGCCAGATGTTGCATTATTGAAATTTTCAATAGCGAATTTCCATTGGAATTTTTTACCCACATGAGGCATCCATCCAAACTGTGAATTAAAAGAATAATAATTAATAGGGCAATATGCGTTGAAAAAGTAATTGTCTATTCCTTTGAGTGGTGTAAATCCAAGAACACTTATTGGGAGATGATCGGCTAAGTAACTAAATCTTTTCCAGCACCCTAGTATAAAACTTAAGTCTGGATATTTTTTCATCGCTCTGTCTATAAGCGCAATACTAAGCAAAACATCGCCCATTGAAGCATTATTCCAAATAAAAATGCCGTTAAAATTTATTGTTTGCATTTGAATTTTGTACATACTTATGCTGCTTTGGTTTTGAACAAATAATTCGCAGTAATATGGTAAAATATTTTTATGACAAAAGAAGAATTGTTAAGAGCAGTAGAATCTTATGTGAAATCCGAGGAAAAGAAAACTTGGAGACCCGGCAAAGATCACGTTCATTATGCTGGTCCGTATTTTGACCATAAAGAAATAGTCAGGTCAGTTTCAACTTTGCTAGATGGGTGGTTAGTTTTAGGATCTGAAGCATATAAAGCTGAGAAAAAACTTGCATCTTTATTTGGAAAGAACTACGCATTACTTACAAACTCGGGAAGTAGTTCTAATTTATTGATGATGTCTGCCTTAAAGTCAAAAAGATACTTAAATTTACCAGAAGGAACAAAAGTCTTAACTCCTATTGCGGGCTTTCCAACAACAATCAATCCTATTTTTCAATGTGGTTTTAAGCCTGTATTTGTTGATATCTCATTAGATGGATTAAACCTAAACCTGGATGAGGTAGAAGCAACTTTACAAGCAGATCCTGAGATTAAAATTATTACGTTTGCTCACGTTTTAGGCAATCCACCAGATATCTACAGATTGCTTGATATTGTAGAACATTACAATCTTATTCTTCTAGAAGATTGTTGTGACGCACTTAATAGTACTTATGATTCACATCCTTTGGGAAGCTTTGGAACTATGGCGTCTTGTTCTTTTTATCCAGCTCATCATATAACTTGTGGTGAAGGCGGTCTAGTTGTCTGCAATGATGAAAATCTTGAAAAGGTTATTCGATCCTTTAGAGATTGGGGCAGAGGATGCTTTTGTATTGGTAAACAAAATATTACTGAATGTGGCGCTTGTAATAAAAGATTTTCAGAATGGCTTCCTAGCATTCCTGGAGAAGTTTTTGACCACAAATATGTTTATGAAGAAGTTGGATTTAATTTAAAACCAATTGAAGTTCAAGCAAGTATGCTTCTTGAACAAATCGATAAACTGCCAGAAATCAAACGATTAAGGCAAAGAAATCACAGGCTATTGTCAGATATATTCCTCAAATATGAAGATTATTTTATAGTTCCTGTTGCTCAAAAACTTTCAGACGTAAACTGGTTTGCTTTCCCGCTTACAGTAAAAGATAACGCTCCTTTTAAACGAAGTGATTTATGTCAATTTTTTGAATCAAGAAAAATTCAAACTCGACCATACTTTGCTGGAAACATTTTGATGCAGCCAGCTTACACTCATTTAGTTGGAGATTTAAATCTTGATGATTTCCCTGTAGCAAAGAAAGTTACTACAGATACTTTCTTCTTGGGAACTTCTCCTGTAATAACTGAAGAGCAGATATCTTATATTCAAGAAGTTTTGGATTTATTTATGAGTCAAAAATAAAATTGACTTTCATTTATAAGACTTATTAGAGCATAAAAATGGTAAATGATAATAATTACGTAGTTGCAGATCTAATAGCAGATTGGCTAGAAAAAAATGATATCAAAATAGTTTTTGGAATTATTGGTTCTGCGAACTCATACATTTTCAATTCTATAGTAAAGAAAGGCTTTACTAAAATTGTATATATGCATCATGAACAATCTGTTGTAATGGCTGCTGGTTCTTATTATCGTTCTTCTGGAAACATTTCGGCTGCTCTAGTGACTGCTGGTGCTGGAGTTGCAAATGCTGTCACTGGAGCCTTAAGCAACTGGGCTGATTCTATTCCGTGTATTATTTTATCTGGACAAGAATCTTCATTTTATTTTGATATACATTCTAAAGTTAGAATGTTAGGAACTCAAGGAATAAAAATTACTGATATGGTTAAGAGTATTACTAAATACTCAACTATTGTAACAAATAAAGACTTGATGTTAGATTCGCTTGAACAGGCCAAGAAAATATCTTTAAGCGGTAGACCAGGACCTGTTTGGGTAGATATTCCATTTGACATTCAGTCAAGCAAAGTTGAAATGCCAAATTGGGATTTACTAGATGAAGATTGTGAGACTCAGTTTAAACAAGAAGATGATTTTGTTTCTAAATATTCCAAAACATTTAACTTTTTAAAAAATGCTAAAAGGCCATTGATTATTGGTGGTAATGGAGTCAGACTATCTAAATCAAGTTCTGAGCTTCAATCCTTTATAGAGAAACATTCAATTCCTTTTCTTCTAACATGGTCAGCAATCGATATTATTGACAATGAACATGATTTGCATTTTGGTAGATTTGGCATTTATGGTCAAAGGTGTGCCAACTTTATTGTTCAAAACGCTGATGTGATTTTGGTCTTAGGAAGTAGATTAGCATTACCGCAAGTGGGCTATGATTTCTCACAATTTGCCAGAGATGCTAAAATTATTGTAGTAGATATTGATCAAAATGAAGTTGATAAATATTCCAATAGATACGATGATATCCACATAAAATCTTGTGATATTTTTATCAAAAATATGATGAACTTTGAAGAAATATCTAAGAAACAAGATTGGATTGATTACTGCAATAATTTAAAAAATACTTATGAACTTGTTGATAGTGGATTCAAAGAAGATGGCTATGTAAATTCTTATTCATTCATCAAACAACTTTCTGACAAATTACAAGATAATCATATTATAACCACTGATATGGGAACTGCTTTATTAAGTGGTCATCAAGCAATCAATCTTAAGAAAAATCAAACTATGTTCACATCATTAGGCTTGGGAGAAATGGGATATGGCCTTCCTGGAGCAATAGGTGCTGCATTTGCTTGTCCTGATAGACCTGTACTATGCCTTAACTGTGATGGTGGCATCATGATGAATCTGCAAGAAGCACATACCATCATAGAAAACAATCTAAATATCAAGATTGTTATTTTCAACAACGATGGTTACTTAATGATCAAGCATACTCAAAAGATGCTTTTCAACAATAAGTTTGCAGGAGTTGATTCTAATACTGGACTTACATTACCAAAATTTAAATTATTAATGCCTGCCTTTGGATATAAATATTTTGATTTGCTGCAAATGGAAGATTTCGATGATGTTGTTGAGAGTTTCCTTGCATATCCCGAACCTGCTGTGTTGGAGGTATATATGAATCCAGAACAAGATTTTATTCCAAAGGTCAAGGGAGTTGTAAGGGGTGATGGGACAATATTTGCTCCACCCATAGAAGAAATGTCTCCACTCTTATCACTTCAAGAGTTAGAATCAAAAATGATTGTTGATGTAAGTGAAAAATCAAAACAAATTGTAAGATGAAAAATGTAGCAATCTTAGGTACTGGAAATATTGGCACTGATTTATTAATAAAGTTAATAAAACTTGGCTACAAAAATATTGCTTTTGTTGGAAGGCGAGAAAATTCTGATGGGATAAGAATTGCAAAATCATTAGGCATTACAACTTCTATAGACGGCATAGATTTCTTCACAAAAAATAAAAATTACGATATAGTTTTTGACTGCACAAATGCTTATGATGCAGTCAGACACTATGAAGTTTTGAAAGAACTTAACATAAAAGTTATTGACTTAACTCCTGCAAAAATCGGTGAAATCTGTGTGCCTTGTATAAACGGAGATAGCTTACAAGTAACTGATAATATCAATATGATAACTTGTGGCGGTCAAGCATCTTTACCATTAATAGATGCTATTTCTAAATCAACAAATAATATTTCTTATATTGAAGTTGTTTCGCAAATAGCATCAAAAAGTGCTGGAATGTCCACTAGAATAAACATTGACAACTATATAAAAACGACAGAATATGCAATTCGTAAATTTACAAAAGTTGATGAGTGCAAAGTCATATTGAACATAAATCCAGCAGAACCTTGTGTTTTTATGCAAACTACAATTTTTATAAAATTTCATGATTTAGAACAAATTAATTACGAACATATAATGTGTAACATTTATAAGCGACTTCATGAAGTTAAAGAATATGTACCATTTTATGAATTAGTTATTCCACCCATGTTAAATGAGAATGATATTTTGATGGTTAGTGTGAAAGTCAAAGGCTCGGGTGACTATTTACCTTCATATGCTGGAAATCTTGACATTATAAACTGTGCTGCTATAAAAGCAATGGAGTACTTATGAATAAAATACTAATTAGTGATCCTTCATTGAGAGATGGCAATCATAGCGTCAAGCACAAAATATCTCTATCAAGTATTGAAAGATATTGTAAATTTGCAGAAAAAGCAAAAATACCAGTAATAGAAGTGGGACATGGGAACGGACTAGGCGCTTCATCAATACTGATTGGTCAAAGCTTACATTTCGATAAAGATATACTTACAACAGCAAGAAAAAATTTACAGAAAACAAAACTTAGCGTTCATTCCATACCTGGAATTGCAACTATAGACAACGATATTAAGCCTGCAATTGATTGTGGTGTTGATATTTTTAGGATAGCAACTCATTGCACAGAATCTACTTTATCAAAAACTCATATCGAATTTCTCAAGAATAAATCAAAAGAAGTGCATGGTGTATTGATGATGTCAGCGTTGATTTCTGCAGAAGAACTGTTAAGTCAAGCTTTGAATATGCAATCTTATGGTGCTGAAGCCATCATTATTATGGATTCTACAGGCACTTATATGCCAAAAGATGTTCAAGAAAGGATATCGCTCTTAGTAAATAATCTCTCTGTATCAGTTGGTTTTCATGGGCATAATAATCTAGGTCTTTCTGTTGCAAATTCATTAGTTGCTGCTGAAAATGGGGCAGAAATAATTGATGCTTGTATTTGTGGATTTGGTGCTGGTGCTGGAAATACACCTTTAGAGTTAATCTTGCCTGTATTAGAGAAAAACGGATTCAATACTTCAATAGACTTTAATGTTGTCATAAAAGAAGCAGAATCCGTTTTAGAATATTTGGTTCCTGAAATACCAGTTGCAAATCCAGTAAATATTTTAACTGGATTGAATAAACTATTTTCTGGATTTGAAAAACCAATTATAAAAGCATCTAAGCTTTACAATATTGAATATTCTTCACTTATATTTGAGCTTGGAAATAGAAAATTAGTTGCTGGTCAAGAAGATCTTATTTTAGAAATAGCACAAAGTTTACAAAAAAAATGAAAAACTAAAATGCAATTTTTCCACGCAAAACATCGAATAACATCATCCAGTCAGCAATCTTTGCTTTGACTGGATTTTTAAATGCTGCGGGTTGATTTCTTTCAAAGAAAAAATGACCACTCCAAGCAAATGGATAAACAACAAGTGGTGTTAGTAGCAAAAACCAGTAATATTCAAATCTAAAACATCCTACAATCCATAGAATTGTAGCAACTTGTCCTAGCATATGAAGTCTTCTGCAAATTTTATTTTGATGCAAAAGAAGATAGTTTGCATAATATTCTTTCATACTCATATAGTACACACTCCTAATTTTTGAACAACTTTAGTTGCACAATCTTGAGCAAAATTAATTGCTCTATTGATATCTTTAGACCTTACCCATTCACAAACAAGCCCAGACATAAAAGTATCTCCTGCGCCTGACATATCCTTGCAATTTACTCTTTCAACTGGATGCATCAAGCTTCTATACTCACAGCCTTTGTCGGAATGAGTGATTATCAACTTCTCATAAAGATTTAGTCTACATATTGTATGTTTTGTCTTTTCAAACTCTATGTGATTTATCTTTATATAATCACAATCCAAACACCAATCATCAAGAATTTTTTTTGTATCGAGAAATATATTTTTATTATTTCTAGCAATAGTTGTTATATCAGATTCTTTTAAGAAGCCTTTGCAATAATCACTAATAACCAAGGCATCATAATGTACACCATCATAAAAATTATTTTTAATACTATTGACTAAATCTTGAGAAATTCGAGTAGCTTTATCATTAGTGTCCACTCTGATTAGAAGACTATTAGTTCTTTCGTCAACATATCTAGTTTTGAAAATATTTTCTTCTTGAGTTACAAGTTTACATTTTGCACCAATAGCATTAATGTTTGCACAAACATTAAGTGCCATACCCCCATTACTTTTCTCTTGTATTGGATTGAGTACAGGTGCTGGTCCTTCTGGAGCCAACCTAAAAGTGTGCCCATATATAAACACATCTGTACATGAATCACCTATGACTAGTATATTTATATCTTTAAAATTTTCTTTCATAATAATGGTATATTTTTATCTCTATCGGACAAAATAGGACTATCTAATAACCAATTTATACCTATTTTTGGATCTGACCATTTTACCGAGGTTTGAGAATCAACATCAGGATAATCTCCGTCATATGACCACTTATAGTGAAACACTGCTTTTTCACTTAATACTAGATGTCCATTTAAGAATCCAGGGGGGACTAAAACACTGACTTTGTTTATATTTTCAGAGTCTAATACGTAATCTGTCCAGAACAAATATTGTTTTGATGTAGGGTCAAAATTTACAACAACTAATTGTATTTTCCCATAAACACAAGTGATTAGTTTCCAAGATTTATCAGTATGTAGACCTCTTAAGACATTAAAATCAGAAGTTGCAAGCTTGTCATGATTAAAGTCTAAAGCAGTTTCAGTTTTTTTCCATAAGGTGTAAAGTTCCCCACGATGATCTTTGAAACTATCGTGAGTATACTCTTTAAGGCCTTCAAGGGTATTGACCCTAGCCATTTAACACCTCAAGTAACTTCAAAATCTTTTCTTTCCCTAGCCCTGGATAATTGCCAATATACCAAGAAAAGTTATGAATATGCTCAATAACTGGATAGTCAGAAAAATCTTGATGAATAGATTTAAAGTAAGGTTGTCTCATTTGATTTCCACCACCAGACAATCCTCTCCTAAATTCAATTCCATTATCAGAGAGTTTATTCTCTAAAGCATTTCTTTTATCAAAATTAGATTCCTTAAGTATAACGATGAAAGCATAGTTACAATTGCCCTCAGTGTTGATTGCAATGTGATACTTTTCAGGACTTAAATTTGATATAAATAAATCGAAATTATCTATACGCTCTTGATTTTTATTATCGAGCTTTGGCAACTGAGACAAACCAATAACAGCATTGATTTCAGTACTTCTAAAATTGTGTGATGGCCGCAAGAAAATAAAATCAGGATTCAAATCTGGATTTGCTTCAATGATAGCTTCTTTCATACAAACACTGGTCATTTCTCTTGTCATTCCGTGAGATCTTAAAGCACGGCAAACTTGATAAAATTCCTCATTATTGGTAGAAATCATTCCGCCTTCAATAGTAGACATGTGGTGAGCAAAATAAAAACTAAAGTTGCTAGCAAATCCAAAGTTTCCAACTTTGCAGCCTCGAAAAGTTGTTCCATGAGATTCACAAACATCTTCAATAAGCAAAATATTATTTGCTTCACAGATTCCTAAAAGTTCATCAGTAATACCATTGATTCCTAAAACGTGAGTTAAGAATATAGCTTTAGTGTTAGGAGTGATTGCTGCTTTTAGTTTATCAATATCAAAAGAAAGATTTGTAAAATTTACATCTACAAAAACTAATTTATGCCCTGCAAATAATACTGAAGAAATGTCAGAAATCCAAGTAAGAGGAGGAACAATAATTTCTCCTTCTCCTATCATATGAGCAATAGCAAGCATAGTTAATTCATTTGCTGATGCTCCTGAGTTTACAAAAAGATTATATGAAGTTCCTAACCATTCACCCCATGCTTTTTCAAATTCGGCAACTTTGGGACCATTTGTAAGCTTGGGAATTGTATCTTGAGACAAAAAATCAATAACAGACTTAACGTCTTCTTTATCGATATTGTCATTCATCAAAGGTAAATAAAACTGATTCATTCTATTTCTCGTTATAAAAATCTCCCCACTCTACTAATACAGTGGGTCTATTGTCTGTTCTTAAGTAAGCATGTTTGTAAGCATCAAAAATCTGATTTGGTTCATCTAATCTAATAATATCTACAAAATCACACATTGCCTTGAATCCGCCAGTAAAGTCCGCTATATGTTGATGCTGAGGATGTAAAGGTCTTTGGGAGCCGATAGATGTTCTTATGATGATTTTTGGCTTATAACCACCATCTGACATTACTTTTATTTTATCAACATGATTAACCAGTTGATTTGCTGCTAATAAAAGAAAGTTCCACCTAGGATAGATTGAAATTGGTACAGTTCCATTTAATGCCATTCCTAGAGTCATACCCATTTGCATATCTTCGTTGACAGGAACTTCAAGCAATTTAGACTTATCTATGTTAGCAAGAGTATTTGTCATTGCTGTGCCTGGATATTCAACAGCCTGACCCAAAAACAATGTGTCATTTTGTTCACCAAGCCATTCCATAGAACGTTTTAGTTCGTCAAAATATTTCATTAAAATTGAATCCTTTTTCCAGCACCAGCATGAGGATAGCATGACTGGTAACTATAATGAATAATTTTTTCTTTATTTTCATTAAAAGTAAGATCAACTGTATTCCAAACTTTACGAGTATCTGTGCAAACTGATTTATTGTTGTCCTCAACTACAAATGTAATAGGCAAATCATGATTGACAGCATACTTGTAATTTTCAAAAAATGTACCAGTTTCTGAAGCCATATCTCCAACAAAACACCAAACGTGATTTTTTAGATTTTTTCTTTTGATATCCATAGCCACACCAGTAGCAATTGGTATGCTTCCAGTGACTATGGCAGAAGAATAAATACGATATTCTGGATAGCAAAGTGTGATAGATTTACCATCCAAAATATCTTGCATAAGGGTTTCTTGAGGCACACCTTTCAACAAACATTGATAGTGTGATCTCCAAGTGCAGAAAATCCAGTCATCATCAGAAATGTTTTCAAAAACATTAATAATTTGCTCTTCATTTCCATCATAAAGATGCACTGGAGACTTAATCACTCCTGTGTTAAATATTTCTGCAACTTTTGTTTCAAAGTCAATAAGTTCTTGTTCAGTGTACTTTTTCATTTACTTAGATAATTTTCTTGATACCAAGCAACTGTTTTCTCAATGCCTTCTTGAAAGGTAAATTGTGGCTTGAACCCAAGCTCACTTGATATTCTTTCAGTACTTACCATTCTAAAAGGAATAGTAGTAGGTTTAGAATTGTCCCAAACAACATCTGGATTTTTGCCAGTTGCTTTTAAAATACAATCTAAGATCTCACCAATTGTAATAGTTTGACCCATTCCAACATTGTATGGTCGCATTGGTATGCCTTTTTCCAGCACAAGCAAAGCAGCATTTACAACATCTTCTACATAAAGAAAATCTCTTACAACATCAGGACTTCCCCAAGCAGTAAATGGATTTTCGCCAGTTAAGACTCTATTGATTAATGCTGGTACAACGTGGCAAGTCTTGGTGTCATAATTATCATATGGACCAAAAATTGCTGTACCCCTAGTGAGCATAATCTCAGTGTTAGAAAACTTGGAGACATGCTCCATAAGTTTTTCACGATATCTTCGCATCCAGCCATAACCATAATAAGCCTTGTATGGTTCATCATCCCAATATTCATCCTCAGTAATTGGATACCGCCTATCAGGATAACCAGTCGAGCTATTTAAGTCCAGGAACTTCTTTACGCCTGTTTGATTACAAGCATCTAAAACATTTCCCAATACATTGATGTTTTGAATTGAAATTTGAATATCTGTAGGCACAGTAGATGGATGAGCAATGTTTCCTCCACTATGAATGACATAATCTGCATCTTCAACTAACTTGATACAATCATCAATATTAGTCAAATCACAAAATGGCATCACAGTGATATTTTCTACTTTTGTTTGAAGAGGCTTGTGGTGAATATGTGTAAATACGTTCGCTCCTCTCTTGAAGAGCCCTTCTATATAGTTACTGCCCAAAAATCCACTACCGCCAGTTACAACAACTTTCTTTCCTTCAAAAAAACTCATATTATTCCCCTAATGATTGACAAATACATTATAGCGCTGATCTAAAGTATTTTTATTATTTTTGAACCATTCTGTCACTACTCTGATGCCGTCCTCAAGTGAAGTGTTTGACTTAATTCCAAAACTTTCTGCCCTTTCAGTTGACATAATTCTAATTGCATCACCATTACCTTTATCTACAAGCCATTTTACTTCTAGATTTTCTTTACCAGATGTCTTGACAACAACATCAACTAACTCCTTGATTGTAAATCCTTTTCCAGAGCCTAAGTTAACAGGTAATGTAACTTTGTTTTCCACACACTTGATCATAGCGTCAGCAACATCATCAGCAAAAATAAAATCACGAATTGGTGATCCATTTCCCCAAACTTCAAGCACATCATTTTCTTGTGCTTTCCTGATCAAAGATGGGATTACCATAGAATTGACTGGATTGAAATTATCATATTTGCCAAAAATATTTGCTGGTCTTACAATTGAAACTTTATCCCATCCATATTGAATTGAATATGCCTCTGCCTGTAGTTCTCCCATTCTTTTAGCCCATCCAGCAAACTTATCATTTGGTGACGGAAAACTTGTCCACACATCGTCTTCATGAAAAACATCTGCAGGAGAATAAACTCCCACTGAACTTGTGTAAAGATACCATTGAACATCTGCTCTTCTTGCTGCTTCCATCATATTGGTGTTGAACTGAAGCATAGGAATCATAAAATCAGCAGGTTGGGTTGCACATACTTGAGGCGAACCCTTAACTCCTATGATATTGAAGACAAAATCTTTGCCTTGACAGATCTCTTCACAGTTATGTAGATACCTTAAGTCTTTATTCACAAAACTAACTTCTGGTTCTAAATCTGTTGGAAGATGTAAATCAGCGATTGTAACTTTTGCCCCTAATGCTAATATCTTGGAGACTAAAGCCCTTCCGACCATTCCAGCACCACCAGTCACTAATACATTTTTATTTTGAAACATTTTTGTATCCTTACAGATTTGTGAAATCTTTGTTCTTAAAATTAGAAATCATTTTATACGCTTGAAGCAACTCTTGAATGCCTGCATCTAAAGAAAAATTACAATTCCAGCCAGTACTTTCAAGTTTTTCATTTGAGACTACATAGTTTCTCTTGTCAAAATCTTCTTTGAATTGCTCTTCAATGATTACAAGATTAGGCACGTATTCTTTGATTTTTTGTGCAAGTTGAAGCTTGGACATATTTGCAGATGTTAGCCCCACATTGAATGCATTATTGTTGCAAGTTTGATAGTTTTCAATAAGATGAAGAAATGCATTTGCAACATCTCGTACATGAACATAGTTTCTCAAAAAATGTGATTCAAAGAGAACTAAAAACTCGTCTGTAAATGCTCTGTAAACAAAATCGTTAACAAGCAAATCCATTCTTTGTCGATAAGAAACTCCAAAAACTGTAGCCAAGCGAAGAGAGATACCATTTCCTGAATCCAATACTGCCTTTTCTGCGTCACATTTTGTTTGAGCATATAAAGAAAGTGGATTGAATGGACTATCTTCATTTATTACTGAATCAGAGCTTCCATATTGTGAATTAGTATTTGGTACTAGAAGTTTTTGACTTGGCCACATGAAAGCAACAATATCTTTGATTTGCTCATAGTTGACTGCTACTGTTAACTCAGGATCTTTTTTACATGCTGGCATTCCTACAATAGCAGCCAAGGGAATAATAATATCGTGAGTCTCTACTAAATCTGATAACAACTGGCTATCTCTGACATCACCGTAAACAAACTTAAAATTTTTATTATGGCAAAATGTAGTAAGAGAAAGTTGTTTGTAAATAAGATTATCTAAAACAGTTACAGAGTAGCCTTTAGACAATAAAACTTCAGACATTACAGAGCCAAGATATCCAGCTCCACCAGTGATAAGTACTTTGTTCATATTTTGATCACATTATACCAACGTAATGAACATATTATTTTTTTGATGGTATAAAGTGTTTATGAACTTGATTGTAAACTATATATGGGGTGACAAGTATACATTTTCATTGCCTCACAAATTGTATTTAGACAGTTTATCAAAAATTGATTGTTACAAATTGGTCATAGTTTACGACATGAGTGATGAAAATATAGATAGGTTGAAAGAAATTTACAATCATGTCGAAGTTATAGAAAAGCCAGATTTTCATTACACCTCGTCTTATGTTATTTACAAAACTATAGAAAGATATCAGTCTTTGTGTAAATATGTTTTGTTTACTGATTCTTATGATGTGATTTTTCAGTCAGATCCTTTTGAATACATTTCTAAGTTTGAAAATGAAATATTTTTAACTTCTCCTGGATTCAAAGTTAACGAGCAATGGCCTGATAGAAACTGGCAAGAGTATTTCAACAAGTCAGTTGGAGTTTCCTTAGATTTCAATGAAGACAAGGTTCTCAATGGTGGAATCATTGCTGGAAAAATTGATCCTATCCTCAACTTTTATGCTTTTGTTGCCTCTAACCTCAATAGAAATGGATGCCATATAGTTGATCAGACAGTTTTTTTGTATTTTGCTCAGCTAATGAAAGATCGAGGCACAATTAAGATTTTTGATACTCGTTCAGATAATTTTATCTATCATTGCCAAAATGAATACTTTTTTAATAGAGAAGAAAAACCTAACGTCATTGATGGAAAAATATACACTCAAGACGGACAACTTTATTGCATATGGCATCAATGGGATGACATTGGATATGAAGCATACTTGGACGATGATGGGCAGGTTTACATAAAATGAATACAATATTTTCGATAGTAAAAAATCCTAGTTTCATAAACGACAACAAATATAAACTATTCATTGAATCATTAAATAATCTTGACGGTGATACTAAAGTAGTAATATTGAATTCCACTTCATTGGATTTAAATCTCAAGCCCAATTCTAGGTTAGAAGTATTAAATATAACTCCTATGAATTCAGATTTGAATATCTATGGAGCAATTTCAGGGTATTTAAGCAATGATAAAACTAGCAATGATGGTTATGTTTTAGTCGTAAACATTGAACATATTTTATTCACTAGGAATCCATTTTCTTTCTTAAAGCATTTCAAGAAAGATTTATATTTTTACAGTTTGAATCATTTATCTAATGAATCTGCTCAAAGAAAAAATGAGTATGTAAATTTTGTCAAAACATGCAATTTCTTCATGGGAAATGATTATGATTCATACTCTGTAGGAAACCATATTTTTGGCGGAAAAATGTATGCTTTCAAAGCCTTATTAGTTACTTTGTTTTTAGAAGTTAATAGAAACTCAGCCCATTTGATTACAAGTCAATCTGTACTTTCCTATGTTCATAAACATTTTTTCAATCTTTTCGATATAACAATGTTTAACAACCAATTCTGCAAAGTCGTTGAAAGTCAAATGATGGCTGAGTCTGCTTATAAGAATGATGAAGAATCAAAGAAACAATATGTGATTATAAATCTATAATCACCAACTAATTTCCCAGTCCTTAAAGTCGGCTGCTAAACAATCAATTTTGTAATCTTTTCTACCACCGACTACTTCTTGAATCTTATTTTTTGCAGTATTTCTAATTCCATTTAATCCATGAGTAAGTTCAAGATTGTTACCATCTTTGATTCCCTTGCGATAATTGGTTTCATTATGCCAAATATGTAAATTCATCTGTGACAAAACAACGATTGCTCTTATGACTTCTGCGTCAACTACAGCATTATGTTCATTGATATGTGCTTGAATATCATGAACAATATCTGAAATTTCATCTGCATATTCTGACTTGTGCTCAGAAATAAAAACTTCTTTAAGTTGGACAATAGATAACCTATCGATTAACTCTGATAAGGTAGGTAGGTATTTACGATTCATAATCAGATTATACCAGACATGAATGGTATAATTGTAATATGAAAATTGTTTATATAACTGGTTGTCTTGGATTTATAGGTAGATATGTAACTCAGTTATTGTTAGACGAAGGTTATTATGTTTATGGCATTGATAGTTGCACTTATGCCTCGGAACAAGAAATTTTAGAGAGATGGACATCAAATCCTAAGTTTAAATTTGAAAAAAGAAACATTTGTGATATTGACAGATTAGTTGATTGTGATTTTTTTATAAATATTGCTGCCGAAACCCATGTAGACAATTCTATCAGAGATAGTAGAGTATTTCTAGACTCTAATGTTGTAGGTATTTACAATATTTTAGAACACCTGAAGATTTACAAAAAAGAAGGCTACAATATTCCTAGACTAATTCATTTTAGCACTGATGAGGTTTATGGAGATATTTCTTCAGGAGAACACATAGAAACTGATACGTTAAAACCTAGTAATCCTTACTCTGCAACTAAAGCAGCGGCAGACCAACTTATTATTGCTTGGTCAAGAACTTATAATATTCCATTCAACATTATTCGTCCAACAAATAATTATGGTATTGGGCAGTATGTTGAAAAGTTAATTCCAAAGTCTTGTAAATTTTTGGGTCTAAGTAGAAAAATACCACTACACAATTATGGCACTCCTATAAGAAACTGGCTACATGCAAAAGATACAGCATCTGCAGTGCTAAAGATCATTGAATCAGGTGTTCCAAATGAAATTTACAATATTGCTGGTGGTTTTGAGCAATCAAATATAGATACAGTGAAAAAAGTTATTGATTGCTATTTTGAAAAAGAAATTTCAGACTATGATCAATATATCAACTTTGGTTTGGAACGTCCAGGCCAAGACGTAAGATATGCTTTGAATGATGATAAAATTCGCAAATTAGGCTGGTCTCCATCTTGTAATTTTGATGAAGAAATAGTGAAAATTGTTGAACATTATAAAGGCAAATTCATATGGTAGATTCTTCTAACATTCAACTCCTAGACTGCACTTTGCGAGATGGAGGATATGTAAATAATTTTTCTTTTGGAAAAGAAAACATTTCTAAAATTGTGACTAATTTAAATTGCTCTGGGGTTGAAATAATTGAGCTTGGGTTTTTGAAGAATGGCGAACATTCCGCAGAACAAACACTTTTTAATTTTGTTGAAGAAGCGGAGCAATTTGTAACAAATATTAGTCCTGAACAGAAATTTTGTTTGATGATTCGTCCTGACTGGTATGACATTAACAAACTAACACCAGCAGTAGGTAAAATTAAGTCATTGAGATTTGCTTTTCATTTAAAAGATTTAGATTTATTGCTTGAACAAACAACTATTGCAAAAGATTTAGGTTATGAAATCATGGTAAATCCTGTTAATATCCTAAGTTATTCACTAGATGAATTAAACTATCTACTTCCGATACTCAATAAAGTAAATCCAGATTGTGTTTCTATAGTAGATACTTTTGGCTCTCTCTTACCAGCAGACTTAAATAGGATTTTTTCTATTTTTGATAATCTTTTAAATAAAGAAATTAAATTTGGATTGCATTTGCATGAAAATTTATCTATATCTTTAGCATTATCAATTATGTTTATTGAACTAATGCAAAACAACAGAAAGGGATATATAGATTCTTCTATTAATGGTATGGGTCGTATTCCTGGAAATCTTTGCACTGAACTTATCATGAATTTTTTGAATATAAAATCAAATAAAAACTATGATTTAAAACCTATTTATGATGTGATCGATAATCCTATTTCAGGTTTCAAGAAAAAAGAACCTTGGGGTTATATGCCTTCTTATGCAATAACAGCATATAAAAATACACATAGATCGTATGCAGAGTTTTTGATGAAAAAACCAGATATGTCATTGAATATGCTTACAGACATACTAGATAAGTTAAAGAATACAGAAGAAAAAGAGAATTTTTCTGAATCTGTTGCTGAGTTTTACTACAAAGAGATTGTTATAAATAATGATTAAAGTATCTGACTATATTGTTGACTTTTTACTAAAAAATCAAATTGATAAATGCTTTACAGTGACAGGTGGTGGAGCAATGCATCTAAATGATAGTTTTGGCCACAACACTAATGTCACTAATATTTATTGCCATCATGAACAAGCTTGCGCTATGGCTGCTGAAGGATACACTAGAGTTTCTGGCATTCCTGCAATCGTTTCTGTTACATCTGGTCCAGGCACAACTAATGCTTTGACTGGTGTACTAGGTGCTTGGTTAGATTCTTTGCCTATGATTATTCTTTCAGGTCAAATGCAACTTAATACCACATTGAAATCAACTCCTTTACCATTGAGACAATTGGGTTTTCAGGAATTTAACATTATTGATAGTGTTAAGTGTATGACAAAATACGCAGAGATGGTCACTGATGCTAAGTATATTGCTTATCATTTAGAAAAGGCATTATTTTTAGCAGAATCAGCAAGAAAAGGTCCTGTTTGGTTAGACATTCCACTAAATATACAATCAGAACTAGTTGATGAAAACGATCTCGTACACTTCACTTTTGAAAGTGAAACTAAAGAACACTTTGTCAATCGAAAAACAATTTCAGATATTTACACAAAAATAAATGCTTCTAATAAGCCTGTTATTCTTGCTGGTTATGAAGTAAGGATGTCAGATGCTTATGAGGAATTTTTAGAAGTTGTTTCTGCCTTGAAAATCCCTGTTTTGACTGAATGGAATTCTAACGATCTTATTTGGAATGACCATGAATACTTTGGAGGTAGACCTGGCACTATTGGGGACAGAGGTGGAAATTTTGTTTTACAAAATGCTGATTTTGTTTTAGCAGTTGGATGTCAATTTACTCTTAGACAAATAAGTTATGCTTGGACAAATTTTGCTAAAAATGCATATAAAGTAGCAGTAAGTGCTGACAAGAATGAACTAATTAAAGCAACAGTGAAGATTGATTTCCCAGTTGAATCAAATATAAAATCATTTTTATCTGAAATGATAAATCAAAAGTCTCTTGTAGCGAATCGAACTGAAAACACTAAGTGGAACAAATGGTGTAACAATCTAAATAATAAATACCCAGTAGTTTTAGAAAAACATTATAATACTGAATCACCCCTAAGTGTTTACGCCTTTGTAGGTACTTTGTCGAATTTGTTAAGCAGCAATGATACGATTGTTTTAGCAAATGGCGCTGCTTGTGTTGTTGGATTGCAAGCTACCAAAATAAAACAAAATCAAAGAATCTTTACTAACGCTGGCGCTTCTAGTATGGGTTATGGATTGACTGCCTCTATTGGTGCTTGTTACGCTAAACAACCAAAAGATAGGGTTATTTGTATTGAAGGTGATGGCTCTATCCAAATGAATCTTCAAGAATTGCAAACTGTTGTTCATAACAATTTGAATGTTAAAATTTTCTGGATTAATAATGATGGTTATCATTCAATAAAACAAACTCAAAATCTGATGTTTAAAGCAAAAGAAGTAGGCTTCTGTGGTGCAAACAAAAACAGTGGCATAAGTTTTCCATCTGCTGAGAAAATTGCTTATGCTTATAACTTACCATATTATAAGATTGAAAACACAAGTGATTTACAATTTGTATTAGAAGATGTTTTGAATAATGAAGGTCCATCAATTTGTGAAGTTATAACAAATCCTAATGAAATTTTTGAGCCTAAGTTACAATCTAAACTGCTTGAAAATGGCAAATTCTTTACTCCATCTTTAGAAGATATGTATCCATTTTTGCCTGAAGAAGAAATGAAAGAAAATATATTTGAATAAATATGAAAAATATCATTGATAAAGATATAAGTCTTTTTCTTCCAAAGAAATATAAATTTTTGTTATTGGGAGGCAATTTTTTGCTATCCAAAAGACTTTATGAAATTGCAAAAAGACAATTTGAAATAAAAAGAATTGATTATGATTTCAAAAATACGGAAGAATACTTTCCTTGTATTGATAGTCTGGGTTTTGATATTTTTCTAGAACCAGCAAAAAAAATTCAAACAATAATAGACTTGCATAATTCAAATGTTTTAGTTTTTACAAGTGAAATATTATTGCTCTTAAATGAAACAAAGTTTCAAGAATTTATTGAAGTAATAAAAGACTTGAAGAAGAGAAATATAAGAATTGTTTTTTTGTCAATAATAAATCCTTTGCACATATGTAAAAACAAAGAGCAAGAAATTGAACTGACAAATATGATGTCAAAATCTTGGTACATTTCAAGAATTGTTTTATTAAAAAATTTACTTGACCTGTCAAAAGACTTGTTGTTTCAATGTTCTTCATTCATAACTTATGTGCGTTCTAATATTCAAGTAAATATTATTGACTTGGAAAAAACACAACAAAACTTTTTAACTTGCCCAGAAGAATCACATTTTGAATTTCCCATAAGTATTGCAGACGATATTATAAGCTCATTGATAAATAACATTGAACTAGTTGGACACTTCTCTTACAATGAACAAAATTCTAGACAGATACAAATGCGCTTTATTGAAGATTTCTTGAAAACAGACTATATTTGTAATTATGTAAAGACTCAATCATTATGCTCAGTAAACCTTATTTATCGCAAAAAATCTAGTGAAATAGAAAGAGATAAATCAATAGCAAACTGGAGATATGACTTAGGAAAAAATCTTGGTCAGAATCTTTCAGATGTAATCAAAAATGAAATTGACATAGTAATTCCTGTGCCTGAAACTGGAAAATATTATGCCCAAGGATTATCTAATATTTTAGAAAAGCCGTATGTAGAAGCATTTTATAAAAAAACAGAGATTGGTAGAAGTTTTGATATTGCAGATGAAGAAAAAAGACAAAATTTTCTTCATTCAAAACTTGGAATATTAAGCGATTTAGTTGCTAATAAAGTCGTTGCAATAGTTGACGAAGCAATATTCACTGGGCAAACTCTAAAGCTCGTGAAGAGCTTATTAGACTCTTCATCAGTAGAAAAGATTTATTTTTTTATAGCAAGTCCCATTTGTTCAAAAAAATGTGATTTCAATATGATGCCTGATCGCAAATTGCTTTCCAGTGAGTATGGACAAGATGATATGGTTAGATACTTTAAAATCCAAGGTATAATATTTCAAGATTTAAAATCTTTCGAAGATATTTCTTTCGATGCTGGTTTTACTTGTACTAAATGCTTTAACTAATATGAATGTAGAAAATTTTTTAACTGAAACTGAGCATAATTTAAATAACACCATCTGTTTAGATTTTGATGGTGTTATTCATAATGATGAGAAAGGTTTTTATGATGGCACAATTTATGGTGAACCCATTGAAGGTTCTCTTGAATCAATAAAAAGCCTTTCATCAAGATATAAAGTTGTAATATACTCTTGCAAATCTAATCCTAAAAGACCACTGGTAGATGGAAAAACTGGTACAGAATTAATATGGCAATGGTTAGAAAAGTACAACATTAAAGACTATGTATCTGACGTAACATTCAATAAACCTCATGCAATTGCGTATATTGATGACAAAGCAATTCGATTTGAAAATTGGAATCAAGTCAATAACTTTTTAGGAAATTTATGAATATTCTTATAACTGGAGGAGATGGCTATATTGCATCTACTTTGCAAATACATCTTTCAGCACATCACAATGTAACTTGTATTTCCAGAAAAGATTTAGATTTAACAGTTTCATCAGAAGTTAATACATTTTTTGAAAATAAGTATTTTGATGTTATTTTTCACTGTGCAATTATTGGTGGAAGTAGATTAAAAACTGATTCATATTTTGAAATGGATTGCAATTTGAAAATGTATTACAACTTGCACCAACTCAAAAGTAAACATTTTGGCAAATTTATTACTTTTGGATCAGGAGCAGAATTACATTCTCCAGATACTCCTTATGGTTTAAGCAAATTAATAATCTGCAAGTCAATTTCAGAAACTAAAAATTTTTACAACTTGCGTATTTTTGCACTTTTTGATGAGAATGAGTTAGAATCAAGATTTATCAAAGCGAACATAAAAAGATATATTGACAAAGATACAATGATTATTCACCAAGATAAATATATGGATTTTTTCTACATGAAAGACTTCCTAAATATTATAGATTATTACGTCAAGAATGACTTTTGTCCAAAAGAAATTAATTTTACTTACAAAAATACTTGCAAACTTTCAGACATTGCTGAGAACATAAATAACTTGAGCGATTATAAAGTTGATATTTCAGTAAACGAAAAAGAAATAGCATCAAGTTACTGTGGTGAGTTTAATCTAGATTCTATAGATTGTAAAATAATTGGTTTGTATCAAGGTATTTTAAATACATATAATGTTTTAAAACAAAGATAATAATCAATAAAATAAAAGAGTATAATAATTTTATGTCCAGATTTGATACAGATTTAATTTTTAAGATAGATGATAAATGGTTTTGGCGTAAAGACGACCATAATCTCAAGACATTTAATGGATTGTCAAGTGAAACAGACTTACTAGAGGTTGTAAAGCCTTATCTAAAAGGAAACAGAGTTGTAATCCAAGCAGGCGGAAACTGTGGGATGCAAGTTGTAAAGTTTGCCGATCATTTTGAAATGGTTTACACGTTTGAACCCGATCCAGTAAACTTTCACTGCTTGGTAAATAATCTTCCATACAATAATGTAATCAAATTTCAATGTTGCTTGGGAGATGACCACAGAATGGTATCTATGACAACACTTCCAAATGAAATTGGTGGTTTCTATGTCAACCCGAATTACGGAACAACACCAACATTAAGGATAGATGACTTAGCATTGAGCCATTGCGATTTCATTCAATTAGATGTTGAGGGATATCAACTATTTGCTTTGATGGGTGCTGTAAATACAATCAAAAAATTCAAACCTGTCATTAGTGTTGAATTTGACTGGGCATTTAGATACAACGTAAATGTTGGTGATATTAAGTCTTTTATGGCAAACTTGGGTTACGAAAAAGTAGAAACTTACACTACTGATCACATTTACACATATCAAAATCTTTCTTTTAGTTTATGAACATCTTAGTTACTGGTGCAAATGGTTTTTTAGGCTCAAATATATGTAATTTGCTGTCAAAAAATCACAACATTTATGCTGCCTCTAGAACATTTACTAAATTATCAAAACATAATATAGTCTGCATTCGTTCTGAAATGTCAGACTATATTACTTTAAACGAAACTATTAAAGATAATAAAATAGATACAGTTATTCATTGTGCTTGGATGGGAGGAAATTCATCTAAGGATACTAATGAATTGTGGCAAACAGAAAATATAAGCTACAGTACTATTCTATTAGAAGCTTGCGCAAAACACAAAATTAAACATTTTATTGGTTTTGGTTCATCTGCAGAATACGGAAATCAAAATACTAAATTCAATGAAGACACAACGTGTTCTCCAACTACAATGTACGGAGTTAGCAAAAATTGTTTTAAAATGATTTCTGAAAATTATTGCAAATCTAATAATATTTTGCATAGTTGGATAAGGCCAGTATATACTTATGGCCCAAATGATGTAGAGACTAGACTGATACCAAAAGTAATTTTGTCATTACTCAAAAATCAAAATTTGACATTGAATAAATGTTCTGCTGTAGTAGATTACTTGTATGTTGAAGATTTTGCCAAAGCAGTAAAAATTATTGTCGAAGAAAAACTTCAAGGCAACTACACTGTTTGTTCAGATGGAGAAATCGATATAAGAAACGTAGTTACATCTATATACAATAAAATAAATCCTTCTTGCGTACTTAACTTTGATGATGAAATTGAAGAAATAGGCCCTAAGTATGTTTGTGGTACATCTCAAAAATTAAGGTCAGTAAGTAACTGGTTTCCTGAAATAGATTTTGAACAAGGTTTAGAACAAACTATTTCTTATTTTAAAAAGTTCGTATAATGAGATTATGAATAATCTGTTGCTTAATTTTTTACAAGGTGGTCGAATTCTAGAATCTTTAGATGCTGAAATTTATCTTTCATCTTTATCCAAGCTCAAAACATTTAAAAAACTTGTTTGTGTTTTTGATGTTCCAGCAGAACAGATCGAAAAACTTAAAAAATATTACGATTATGTAATCCCGGTTAATTCTGGACTTGTTCCTGTAAACTTTTGTTACTTAGCATACTTCAATTGGCTGTGTGAACATGGAAAGGACTTTGACTATGTAATGCACTGCGATATGCGTGATGTTGTTATTCAAAGAGACCCATTTCATTTTATGGAATCACATCCAGATAAAGAACTATTTTTAGTTTGCGAAGGTATGAAGATTGAGGAAAATGATTGCAATCAGATGTGGCATGATTGGGTTCTTAATACAATAGTTTATAATAAAGAAAAGTATAGTGATTCATATGTTTTAAATGGTGGAACATATGGAGGGAAAACAAACGCTTTCTTGAATTATTGTACTCTCATTCTTACTGCTATGAATAGGAAGTACAACTATATTATTCCTGACCAGGCAATGTTAGGTTACTTGTATAGGCAACTTAATCAAAACCCAAATGTAATGCTTACACATCCTATGTCTGATAACTTTTGCGCTACAGGAGAGGCAATTAAGAGAGATAATGTAACTGTTACTTTTGACGGTAAAAATGTCTGCACTGTAAACAATGAACCATTCTATCTATTTCATCAATGGGATAGAACTATTTATGCAGACACTTTGAGACAAAAACAAGCGAATACTTTATCTTTTTCTATTTAGCCTAATTGTCTTTCAACATCTATATCTATGTCAGCAATTGAACTTTTCCTTGACTCGTGTTTGGTAGCCAAGATTAGTTGCATAGTTTCAAATTCTTTCATAGACAATTTTGAGAACTCGTCTCTGCCAAAAGATACTAAACCTCTAAGCATGTAGTCTATTTCAACAATAATAGGCGGAACAGGATATGTTTCTGTGTCATTGGGGTTAAAGTATTTTTTGGCAGATATGTAATAAAAGTTTGCTTCATCTGCCGAAAGATACAAATAATTTTGATATTGCACCCAAAGTTTTTCAACAATAGTGTGGTCTAAAAAGTCAATTAACGACTTATTATATTCTGGGAAAAATGTAACTCCATCTTCAGAATTATAAGCAGATAAAATTGCAATATTTAATATTTCTCTTTTTTCAAATTCAGTATTTTGATAAACTACATTGTCTTTCTTGCGGAAAGACTTAGCGTCAATAAGCAACCCTTCTTTCCAAGTAATTTCTTTAATCAAAAATTTGACATTATCAATATCAATAATGTGTACTTTATCTGATTTTACTTTTTCGTAATATTCTAAAAACTCTTTCATGATATATGAAATTCTGAAACCAGAGGATTTCCAGTACCAAAATATGCTGTAAACTCACCAAGCTTAGCAACAAACTTATACTCGTGAGTGTAACCGCCTGTTGGACTAATTTGTACATCAGGATTTGACCAATCTACATTCTTTATTCTATAAAAATATAATGGCCCAAATGACATAGTTAGCGAAGTTGTGTTCTTGTTTACAATACTAGTATTCACATAACTAAATATCTTAATGGATCCTGTCACTTCTCTTGAAGACAAACTTGCGAATCTTGGACCAACTTTGTCACCAAAATAAACTGGACTTGAGCCATCGTTCAACAAATCTCCACCAGGCATTGTAAATTCAAACAAAATGTTTTGACTTACTTCTAAGGTCATACTTACAAGCCTGAAATTAACATTTTTGCTATTTCTAACAAAATTTATAAAGCTTGCATACGATTTGTGAAATGTTGAAGCATCGAAAAAACAATCAGTTAAATTAATAGGCCTATAATAACTTTGAAATGGTAATGACGATACGCCTGCAGAATTCAAAGTTAGATTATATTCTGGCAAAACATTACCATCTAAATCAAGCATATTAGTTCTTGCAGTTGTAGTGAAAGGTTTGTAAGGCGGAATATTACTAGGAGATATCATTGATTTACCTCCTGAAAATGATGCTTGAATTTCTACATCACCAACAGAACTAGAACCATCTACAGAAATTCTAAAACTGCTCATGAAGCATGGACCAAACGTTTTGTGTGTGGGAATAGAAGATGCAGTCATCATTGGATACAAAGGTATAACACTTGCTTTGTAAATAAGATACTCTGCATCATATTGAACATTAAATGAAGTTGAATAAAGTGGATTAAACGAAAAGTTTGCTGAGTATTTTTGTTCTGAAAATATTGGAACGTTATTTAATGTTAATCCAGTAAAGTTTGCAAGAGGTTTGTAAATATTGTTTCCTGCATTGTCATTATATGATGAACAATATAATGGAAAATAATTCTTATTGCTGCCTAGTAGATTTTGAGGATCATTGAAAAAAGGATCAGAAAAAATTGGGACTCGAGTAAAATGACCATATTCTTTTCTGTTATTAGAAGCAGTGTATCCTAGACGATATAAATCCCAAATATATGCTCTTGATTTATTTGAGGCTTTATTTATTCTATGTCCACCATAACTTAAGATTAGTTGTGAGCCTGGAATAAAAAGTTTTTGAACATCAATGTTATTTAAGATATCAGTAAGATAGATATTATGTGATGATGCTGGAGTGTTGTTAATAACATTTGAAACATAATTTGGCAATTTACTTTCCGCCTGTGAGCTCCAACCATTTCTTTGAGAGAGCTTTGACTAATTCATATCTCATATGATTAACATTATTGATATCAGGATAATAAACTTCTGTTTGATCTTCTTCTTTATCGTCAACAATTATTTTTTCTGTTATTCTGATACTTGAGAAAAAGGTAGATAAAATCATACGACAAAGAACTGAAGTCCTGAGAAGAGGATTGCCTGTAACTGAATTTATAATTGTTGATTCTTCAATAATGTGTGACATCTCACTAAAACTTCTTGCCTTGACATCACAAGAAATTACTGACGAACCTGAAGGACTTATCTTATAACAAATAATTTCTTTTTCAGCATCTCTAATGACATCACAATTTAATTTGAGCTCAAACCTTTTGCTTGCATCAACAAATATACTCATTAATAATTTCCTGTTGCTTCTAAAGTGAAGTCCTGGGTATAGTTTTGAGTAACAACTTGAAATGAAACTGTATTTTTTTGATACTGTTCACTGCCATGTTCTTGTGATTGTGCTGTCCAAACAACTTCAGGCAAATCAAGTTTCACTGGTCCCATATTGAAAGTTATACCACCATTGTTTACACTTGAAGGACCTGATAAAAACTCTGTCATCAAATACGGCTTCATGGGACCAGTATAAGACATTGTTCCTGATATACTTCTCCCTTCGCTGTAATACCCAAAAGGAAGAAGATTTTTCATTTTATTTTTGACAGCTACGGAAGATTTAGAATTCAAAGTATATACTGGCTTTAAGTTATTTGTAATTTCAACAGAGATACTATTTACAAAAATACTATCTAGTCCGGTTTTTTGATAACCTTGAAATACCTTGCTGTCACTTACAGATCCCAAGCCAAAATATCCGTAGTCTGGTATATTTTTACTTACTTGTAAACTGTATCCATTTAAGAGATAACTTGGTTTTTTAGTCAAATATTTTTGAACAATAGTTTCAAAGTTATTATAGATACTTGTCTGATACTTTCTATCTACACCAAGCACTTTCAAGTCAACTTCAACATTGACTGTTTCTCCAGGGGTAAAACTAATTGAAAACTTATCTACAAGGCAACCAAAAAGTAATCCTTGCTTAACTGAAAATAAATTGAAAGTAGAATCTTTAGTATAGTTTTTTACATAAGAGGCTATATAACTAGTATCTCTTACAAAAGATGTTCCCAATCCGCTTGACAGTGTTATAGACCTGTTTGCTTTAGAAACACTTATAACTTGCACACTTTGCGAAGACTCAGTGATGTCATTCTTTATTTTAGCAGTAAAAGGTGTGTCAACTGCTAAAATTTCTGCAATATTATCAACATACAACACACTAGTACCAGTGCCAATAGTTGCTGAATTTGCTGATGTAAATCTGGATAATATCGATGTGGGTGAACCATATTTTGCTTGCATACAATAATCAAAAAATGCTGCAAGAGAAAAGTCCATATATCCCCAAGCATCTATTCTAAATGGAAAACGTAATGTTACTGTATTCTCTATATGACCTAAGCTGAAAGTTTGAGGATTGATACCCTCACCAGCCAATCTTTCAGTGCTTATCTGTTGATTTTTACCAATAGAAAAGTTCTCTACTGAAAAAATATAATTTTGGTCAATATTATCAAAATTAAGATTATAGTCAGGGTCCTCACCATAATCTTTTGATAAAACTATCAAATCAAATGAGCCTAAATCATATGACGGATACGAAATAATACTTTGAAAGTTTTCGTATGATTGTTTGTATATGTGTTGTGTTGCTACTGATTCAGAGCTAGCAATACCAGATACACCAAGCGTAACGTCAGCAAATGCCCTGACATTATTGTTAGATTTTCTCATAATATTTACGGCACAGTTTCCACTGTAATTAAGTCATAAATATCCCAAATTATTGGACCATTGCTTTCTCTGTTTAAGTTTGTCCCAGGAACCACATAAACATCTAGCACTCTATCAAATAAATCGACTTCTGTTCCCAAAATAAATCTAGTATTTCTTGTTGTTCCTTGAGGTACAGTTGCACTTAAAGTCTTGACTTCACCGAATGAGCCGTTTCTTGCTGTTACATATACTACAAGATCATTTTTGATAGTTGTATCTGTAGTTGTAGCAATGCCTGTAGCAGAACCATTAAGTCTTATGGCAGATGTTGATAAGTCGTCTACTGGAGGAACATAAACTGATAATCTTCTTGGCTCAAATGAGATTCTGTTTGTAAGTGATATGCCTTTTCTTACAACTTCTCCTGTGATGTTTCCATTATCTAAGTAACCTCTTGCTTCAAACCAAAGCGTTCCACCAGTGCCTGTCCAAGAAACTGCATTGTCTATTGAAGTTTTTGCAACTCCTGTGATTCCGCTTGTAGTTCTTGTAAACAAAGATGTTGTGCCTAAGGCTGTCGCAAAAGATTCTGGCTTATTTATCATTACATAATAAAAAGAATCTTCGACAACATTTACTCCAGTGTCAAACTTGACAGTGTATGTATTTGTGCCTTGTGCTATGTCGCTATATCTTAAGTATGCTTGGCTACTCAAGATACCATTATAAGTAGGTGTAGAACCAGTTGCTGAAAATATTGAGAGTGCTAGTCCTGTGTTTCCTGTGCCTGAAGTCTGACCACCAGCATCATATAGTAACTTTAAGCTCACTCCACCAATATATGCATCTTCTTTAGCTTGGAAAAGAAATGCATTGAATCCATTTACTAAAGATAAACTTGTATTGTCTGTGTATGATGGAATAGTATTGTAAGGTGGATATTGTATTTCGTCAATATTGGTTATTTTTCTTTCGTAAAGTTCGTCTGTAAGTCTAGGCTTTTTATAAATATTATAGAAAAGCACGTTTGATATTGCAGTCCCTGTCCAATTCAATTCAACAAAATAATTATTGCTTGTTGTATTTGAAGAAATTAGATTGGTATAGGTATTTGTTGACTCAACATACTCAGAACCAGTAATATTGTATACGGTAGAAACTCCATAAATCTGAGTTCCGCTATGTAATGAAGACAAATAGTTTGAACAAGAATATGTAGCGGCTGTCAATCCTACAGCACTAAAACTTGATGTATTACCAACTGCCGAATTATATGTATTCAAGTCTCCTCTGAAAATAGCAAAAGTGTGTTGTAAATCTTGACCTGTTGTGTTGTAATATGCTTTTGCAAAATTATATGGAAACTCAAATCTTTCTAAGCCGCTAAAACTTAAACCCTTAGAATAATACTCATTAGGTCTGAATGGTTGAGTTGATAGTAATTCTCTAACAGTAAGCCCACTAATATTTGCAGTGTAAGTTATATAGTTAAATATGCCATTCATAAGTACACTCAGATACTCATTAGACTTATAACTTTGCAATAAACTCAATGTGTCGTTACAGCTTTGAATAATTAAGTTTTGATCTGCCGAAGTGCCTAAAATAGGATCGCTTGAAGTGGCTGTTGGCATATCAATTGCAGTTCTTGTGAAACCTGTTCCTGAAGAAATGACAACTGGGTTTTCAGGATTTTTGCACAAAACTTTTGCAATAGGTAACCAACTTTGTGGTAATGGTGGAAAATACTTAAAACCTGTAATATATTCCAACGCTTCTTCAACAGGAAATCCAGTTATGTATTTAAGTTTTGGTTGAAATATGAATGTGACTGTAGAATTTACATATACAGCATTAGGAAGAGTGCCAAACGAACTTCCATTATAATACGCAGGATCAATAGTTAGTGCTGTTCTGTCATCATTGACACCAGAAAATGTTATGACAGAATTTCCTACTACTCCCTGTATTGGAAAGCCTAAATTTTCTGCTACATTTACATCATTTACATAAAGTATTGAAGTACCAGCAGCACAGTTTTGAGTCACTGTTGTAAAAAATAATTGCTTTGCTTTTTGTACTTCTTCTAATGGTAATCCAATAGTAATCCCATACTTATAGCCATCTGAGCCAACAAAAGTATCAGAGTAATCTTTTGACCATTCTTTTCTTAATGGTATTTTTTGTGTTGTTGTTTGAAGCAAACTGCCATCATAAGCAACTTGCCCACCATTTATTGTTAAATAATATGGGTCACTACTCAAGCTGTACGTAAGTCCGAAACCTAAGGGATTTGTTTCCACAACTCCAAAAAATGGATATCCATTGTTTGCCAAATTCAACAGATTATTAATTTCAAAAATTGATGAGTTTGGCTGATTGAAATCTCCAAGTCCTAAACTTAAGGCATCATATATATTACCAGCAGTTTTTGATAACTCTAAGATAATTTCTTCTATTTTTGATGATATTGCCATTTTAAATAATTATACCCAACTCATTTTGGATGTATGTTTCAAGTGCTTCTGGTAAACTCTCTTCAGATACTGACCAAAATGTCCTGAAGTCTGGATCCCAACCGGAATTGCCAACCCAGTTTGAAATAATAGATTTGACCAAACTATTTTGATTATTATATATTTCTAGAATTTGTTCATAATTTCTTATGACTACTGGAGTTATAAACTGATTAAGAGTCTGATCATTAAAACCAAAATACCCTCTTGGCTGTCTCAAATCATACAATTTGAAAAACACTCTTGAATTTGATATAGTTTGATCATAATATTGGACGTCTGCTAGAAACTTATAAACTACTATGTGATAATCAGGATTATACTCAGGAAAAACTATTTCATTAGAATTAAGTAATATATCTTCTGCTGTTTTCTCATCAATATCTTTGCTTATGATGATTGGATCTCCATTGTAATCACTGGCTGGTCTTGCCAAAGATATATATAAAGAACTTCCATATTGATCGTTTGCTAAATATATTGCACCAAAAATATATCCATTTGACATTTTATCCAAAGGACCTAGCATGTCGTAAACAGATAAACTTTCTTGATTACCAGATGGAAAAGAAAGATTTGTTGTTGAAGTGACTGATTTTAAGAGAGATTTTCCAAAAGATACAGTGTCATTGTAGTTGCTGTAAGCTATAGATTTTAATGCTGACAGTCCATAAAGTAACTGTATATTTCTTTCTTCCGAGTTATTAGCAAGCGCATATTCTCTTGAAGATAAAGCCAAATCTAAAGTTGAACGAGTTTTTTCTAGCGCTAAAACTAACTTATTTAATATATAGGCTGAGGCATAGTTCATTTACTTATTCCTCACAACAATTCTATCTGTTTCTGGGAATCCTAAAGTTGGCGTATTTATTTCAGACTGAGTTTTGCCAACTACAAGATAAGATAAATTTTTGATTTTACTTGCATTAATTAAGACGGGACTTATATCTGGTTCATAATAAAACGAAGAGTCAATATTATTCCAAGATACTTCTCCTGTTTTTCTCCATTCAGCCTTTATGGAATGATCATTTTGAGCATTGCAGAATTGAACTTTCAGATTAATAGATACTGATGAGCCTGTTGCAACGTAGGAGGTTGTAAATGAATTTGTTGACTCATTTTTCCATTGATTAATATAAGGAGCATCTTGTTCATTGATAAACAACTTTACTCCACCATTTGTAGTAACTCTAAAATCAAATGTGCTTCCAATAGAAGATTTTGTTATAAAATCTCCAACAATTTCTCCGTTGAAATAGTTTGACTGACCTAACCCTGAAAAGTTAGAAATATCAAGTTTATTATGTGTACTTACCAAGCTTGATTTTTCATTAATGTCTAAATCGTTATAACTCCAATCTTCTTTTTTGTACCAACGAGAAACCCAAGTTGGAGATTTGTCAAGCTTAAAATAAGATGTATTCAATGTATCGTTTACGTAGTATCTTAGATATATGTGTATATCATTTACTCGTTTTACAAACTTCATTGAATCATTTCCAAAATAGTATGTTGTATTTGCAACACCAGATGCATTACCGGATAGAAAAACCTTATAGTTATTATTTGATTGGTCGTAAATAATGTTTGTAATCGCTATACCAGATGACAAAGATGAACTTGTTACTCCTAATCCAATCATTACAATATCATCAAAATTTTGACCATAAATGTTGATTTGATTAGAACCTGATGCTCCAGTAGCAGCAATACCTGTAAATCTGTTTAGCAAACTTCTTGGATAAATTCTCATCAAGCTTGGAGTGAAAACTTCTTTATTGTTCAAAGAATAAAAACCATCAACAAAATAGTTTTGAGTTGCTCTAGTTTTATTTGCTTGAGCCATGATTAAGTTGGTATTTTCATAATCCCTGTTAAACGAAGCATATATTTCTTCTTCATTTGTAAAGAATATTCTATAAGGAGTCCCTGTTTGATAACTCCATTCGTAACCATTGTAAACTGCAATATTTTCCACTGTAGGAGATGACTCTTGTATTGCAATGTTGAAAGAATATTTAATTACATAATTTTGATTTGATAATGTAGCACCTGTGCTTGCAATTGTCATTGTGCTACTAGATCCAATGCTACTTATTGTATACCAGTTTGAAACTTGTGAAGCAGTCGTAGCACCAATGCCAATTTGAGAATTCGCAAGATAATTTTCAAAAACTGTATTAGTGTTGTTTGCTGGGTTAAATACGCCACTTATTTGAGAATCATTTACATCTACAAGCCCTTTGGTATTTTGATCGTAAATAGGAGGCGTAGTGTTTGATTCAAGTACCATCCAATATGTTCTATCTTTTGTTAGAGAAAAATTAATATAGAAATAAAAATCTTTCAAAACGTTTTCTATATTTGAATAGTAAACTTTTGAGCCTGTGCAAAGTTTATTTGATGGCAAATTTTCATAATTGTCATAAATAGAACATTGTATATAAGCGTCATTGTTTAACCATAATGAAGTTTTAGACAATTTCATTTTGAAAGATTTTATGTCTTGCTTTTCATTTGAAGTAAACTTGAAGGCAATTTTTTGATAGTTTAGATTCTTAGTGTTTGCTGTTGAAGAAACGTTGATACCAACTGAGTTTTCAACTTGCATTTGTTGTTTCAAGACATTTTCAATTGAGTTCACAGAATTATCGGCTGTGCCATAGCCTGATACACAAACAAGGAATGAATCTGAACGTAAATCGTCTATGTTTTTAGGGGTATAGAACTTTGTATCTCCTACACCACCTAAAACTTTTTCAATATTTGAGAACCAGTAAGGTTCTCCAGAATTGTAATCTGAAACAGTTACGCCTACTTCGTCTATTCCATTAAATAAATTTGGAATTGATGAAGTGTCTGAAGAATAGAATGACTTAGTTAACTCATATTCTGCAACGCTATTGTCAATTTGAGTTTGTGTAATAGATGGATTTGTGGACTTCAAGTCGTTTACAAAGTCTGTTTTAGAGATTTTGGTACTATCAACTGGGGCAACTTGCTTCATTGCAATATTGCGATTTTCTCCCATTTGCAAATCTGCTATGATTGCTGAATTGCCAAATAGTCTATAAAGATCAATGCTGTTCAAAGTGCCTTGTGCAGCGTCTTTTTGTTCTTGCGAAGAGCCTTTTTTGAAATAACCATCTAAAGATAATTTTTTATTTATTCTTTGAAGATATTCTTGATCTGTTAATAAATATTTACTTGAATTTAAGAAAAGATTTTTGATAATAAAGTTTTGATTTGTATCGCTAAATTTAATAGACAAAGAATAATCTTTAACTAACTTGTTACCAGAATCTAAATGGTTTGTAATATTTTCAAGAAATTTATTCTTTTGATAAACTTCAAATTCTGTATTTGTATTAAGTTGTTGATTATTTATATAAATACCGTCATTAGAGTACTCAAAAAAGTTTGTTGTTGGAGCCTTTATACCTAAGTCAGATATTGAATTGACTCCTGGAATATCTAACTCTATAAATCCTGGTTCTAATGTTTCGATACTATTTTTTATCTTAAAGTTAATATCTGAAACTGTCTTTTTATATTGACTTTGCAAAACTAAATATGTGTTGCTGTTTATGCTTGAAACTATTCCATAAAGGACTGTTCCGTCATTGCTGTAAAGATAGTCGCCGACACTTAATTGGGTTAAAAAACTTGTATTTCTACCAATAACTACATCAGTTCCACCATTAATGCTTATTGTTCCAAAACAACTAATAAAATCATTATTGCTTCTAAGTAAGTCAGTATTAGGGTATTTCAAAAGATTGTGCAATAACTGAAGATTATTTGGGCTTAAGCTTGTAATATTTTGTGAGCCTCTTGATTTGAAATTAGAAAATGGCACAATTAATTTTGACATCAGAGAATCAAAGTATTGAAGAAAATCTGTATTTCTTGTAAATTGTGTAAATGCTAAAATTTCTTGCAAACTAAAATTTATAAAATCTGTGTCTCCAAGAGAAGGCACAGCGAAGTTATTGGCTTTTCTTTCGATATAAACGATTGATGCATTATTAATATTATAAGATGTATTACTTACTTTCTTAATTGTCCCGGATGTTGACAATGATGGGTAAGTTAATATTAACTTAGCAATTACATTGTATTGTTGATCTATGTCTGGGTAATTATTAAACTCACTCCAATTTGATGGAGCCATTGTACTAGACATAGGCTTTCCAAAAAATAAAAATATTTCATTGTCACCATCTTCAAATTCATTACCAGAAATAATGTTAGTTGAAGTGATAACTAATGGTATAAATTCATCTTTTCTCAAGGAATAAAAATTACTTAATGAATTGGTATCGCCAGTTGAAGCCTTGTCTATTGTTTCAGGATATACATATCTAAAAGGAGACAATGTGTAAGGATTATCTCCATCATAAAGTTTATTATTAGTTTTATTTTGTGAAAACAAATATACTTTATTGTCATTTACACCAGTTTTATCAAATGTCAAATAGTTCGTAATATCTTTTTGAAAATATGTTTTTCTTGGGAATATATACCAAGAAGAATCTAGTGTTGAACTATTGAAAGTTGTTGCTGTGCCGGAAGTGTATGTGGGTAAAGAATTTTTGAAAAACAAATCATACGATTCCCAATAAAAACCAAAATGCAACCAATAATTATTGGGCCAAGTTGTTGGAGTCTTAACTTTAATAAGATAGTTGTCTCTTATTCTTGCAGTTGTACTTCCAGTGCTATTGGACTCTTGTATACTGTATGGCATCAATGTCAAAGCAATACCTGACATTGAACCGCCTAAAGAAAATGTTGAACCAATACCTTGCGTAATAAGGAACTGGTGAGAGTATATCGCAAAATCTTTAGGTGTATTTGTTCTTGGATCAATATGCAAGCAATTATCAAAGTAAGATTTTGGAATAATAATTCTTGCTTCATCGAAACTAGAGGACCCGGTTGTATTTTTTAACGAAATCCATCTTGAAGAATTAAATAAATTAACCTGAGTATATCCAGTTCCTGTGTATCTTACTGGGTAGGTATAGTTTGCCCTAGATTGTCCAGTTCCAGGTTCAGAGTTAATATTATAAATTATATAAGAAGTGTTTGCAACTCCAGCAGAATTATAAGGTGGTAAAAAAGATGACCAAGCGTTGTAGTCATAAACTCCCCATCCTTCAGTTGTTGGAGGATTGTGATATTCTGGAGTCCAATTTCCAGTATTTGCAAAACCTGCAATCTTGGAATCTACAGAATACTCTCCACCTTGAAAGCCAAAAGATATATTTTCATTGGAGTTGTAAACTTGATACGGAGTTGTTACTGAACCTGTTAAAGTTTTACCAGCCAAATCGTAGTCATGAAAGATTGTTGAACCTTTGATTTTAGGAACAATTGCTTCATAGTCCAAGAACAAACCTCTATTCACAGTCAAATCACCAACCAAATTTTTATAGATATACTTGGCTTTTCCGATTTGATCTATTATGAACTTAAGTCCTTTTCTTTTAACTTGACTCATTTTTTAATATGCAGTTGTTGGAACATTATCTGGGCCGAAATAAAGTTGCCTGACAAGTTCTTTAGCCCTTATTGTAATAGTTCCATTTCTAAAAAGTTGTCTGTTGGTAGCATCATCAGATGATTTAATATCATTGCACATTACATCATAAAGCATTCTGACTGGTTCAACATTATCAGTTCTCATTCTTAAGATGTTGTTTCTTGCAGTAGTTCCTAAGTTTGTTACAGTCACTCCTGCGCCAACATCATTGTACATTCTGATAAATGCTTCAGCCGCTAAACCTGATGCTGGCAGAGAAGGAGCAGATATATCAGGATCGTGTGTGTCACTCCATAAATTGTTAAACTCATTAGTTACAGTTGTAACATAAGTAGACAATATATTGTTGTGATCAACTGTAAAGTGCTGAGGATTTAATGTAAACTTGTTGCAAATTGGACAAGTGTCAACAATCCACATCCTTCTATGCTTTCTAAGAACAGACAATACTATTCTTGTTGCTTCTTGAGTGACTCTTTCCGTTGTTTCAATATTGTCTGCACCAACAGAAATATCAATGGTCAATGAGTGTTCAAATTCTTGAAGTCCAAAAGCAATATCTTTCAGTGGTGAACTTGAGCCTTTAAAAGTGAAAGAAATTCCATTAGGCTTTACTGCTTGCTCGCCAATATAAAATCCGGTGACAGGTCTATCAAAAATAACTAATTGGTTTTTAGCATTTTTAGGTAACTCGTGATATAAAATACCACGCAAGGTATCATAAACTTTTTCAAGCATAATATGTCACCTATTGATTTTGACCCTTGGATCTTTTGCCTTCAGTAGGATTTATAGAAATACCTCTCAGCGTAGACCTAACGAATCTGTCACCTCTAAGATTTCTTTGTCCAAATAATCTAATCTCACCATTTTGAATACGAACAATTTGGTTTTGTGCAAAATCAAACCTAACTTTTTGAGCTTCGGAATATTGTTGATCTGAACCTTGTAATGCTTGCATATAAAACATTTGTGCTGCTAAGATTGCACATATAACTGGAACTGGATGAGGGTAAGATACATCTCCACCCATATTTACTTGTTTAAGCGGGACATCATAAATTGTTGCCAAACTAGCATCAATATCTGCAGAAGCTTGTTGAATAAAGAAATCAATATTTATATTAGACGCAGACTCAGGAGTAGGATTTCTAAAATTAGGCACAGGATTATCGCCTTCTGTTACAACGTTAGGCGGCAAATATTGTTTCACGTCACTTACTGAACAATAAGATCTAGGCATTATACTTCTCCAGATTGAGGATTGAGATATTTTGGTTCATAATCGATACCTTGCTCTTCGTGAATAAATCCCATTTTTACGGCATTTTTCCTCTCAATGAGTGTAAAAACGTTAGTTTTTTCTAACTCATTTGCTGAAGTTGCCCCGGATGAAACAAATCTTGGAAAATCTATATCGATATCTCTGTATCCACCAACTTGTGCGTTAAAAACTTCTACCGCATCAGGTGCATACAAACTTCCTTGCAATCTATTGATTTTTTGCCCGATTGCTTTTGTTACATTTGTTGCCATTACAAATCCACCTTGCTTGTGTGCATACTCACACGCTTTATCAATGGTGAGATTTTTTGGCATTGGTTTTGTGAGCCTGTATATGAAGAGAGACTCTTTATCCCTACAAATATACGTTTGACCAGGAACGACAGCAATATCCATTTTTTGTTCAATAGACATTTGCTGTGCTTTTAATCCGACAGAAGGATCATCTGCTGAAAGTATTCCTACTATGTCAAGCCCATTAATGATTGCTGATGTAAGAATAGATTTTATGGTTGAATCTAAATAATCTACATTTGCAAACTGTTCTTCTTTGTCGATGAATATGCAAAGATCTACTCGTAAAACATTTTTACGAATAGCAACACATTCTTTAGCAGTTTTGTACCAAGGAGACATAATAGATTTTTCTCAAGTAAACCTTTTTGTTCCTTGATTATCTTTTATTTCCACAGTCTGGGCAGAACTTTTCCATTCCAGGGAAACTATATCCGCATTCAGTGCAAAATTTCGGCATTTGAGCGGTGCCACATTTTAAACAAAATTTAGCATCTTTGGGAAGATTGTACATGCAGTCTTTGTTCAAGCAATTCTTAAACAATTGTTCTTCAGCTTGCTTACGTTCAGCAGTACCATCCATTTCATCAAGTTCATTTATCAATGCTTCAAAGTTAACATTATTTGGTGAGATATTTAATTTTTCTTCTTCTACGAGAGAATTTGACTCGTACTGCTCTTCAGGTTCAAAACTTTCAGAGAGAGGCCTTTTTTCTGCCCATTTTTTGAATTCTGGACTGTCGAAGACGCTACGCTTGGGTTCAGCACTAACTGCGCCAAATTCATCGATTTTCAGGTCAATTTCTTGGTCTTGCATTACCCTTTCGTCCCCAAGAACTGTATGCCCAAACTTATTTACCTTTGGTTTAGGCATATCTTCTCGAAATGGGTTTGTGAATGATGCTCTTAGGGATTTGATTTGTTCTTCGTCCATAAGAAAATTATACTACTTTGCGTTCTTTTTGTCGTCTCTTCTTTCGTATTTAAAACTTACAACTTCAAAAGAATTTCCAGGCTCATCACCACTTGCATACTCAGAAACATTGTCGGAATGACTTTCAACAGCCTGAAGTATTTTTGACATTAGTTGAGTGTCTGGTATTGGGCCGCTGTGTTTGGCCTTAATTTCCACTGCAAAACTGTGCACTGTACCGTCTTCAGTCTTTAGAGCCACACTAGGCCTTGGTCTTGCAAATGACTCTATTTTTGGGGTTTCCGTTGTGTTTATCATTGGGTTGAACATTGGCTCTTCAGATTCCATAGGTCCCATCGGTTCCATAGGATCTTCCGGAATAATAGCATCGTCTATTCTTCCAGCTAATGCTGGGTCCACTTGTGCAACCCTGGTCTTGATATTCTCAAGAAGCTTAATCACTTTATTCATTTTTCTTGTTCCTTACATTTAGTCCGTTATCTTACACCCATTAATTAAGGGAAGTATAATTATATATATTAATGTTAAATTTAAAGTAATTAAATTGAATTTAACAATTTAATAAATTATTTAAATTTAAATTGCAAAATTTGGAAGAATAATCTATCCTCCAGTACCAATATTCCAAATGTATCTGAAGAATCTACTTCTTCCTCCTGGCATGTTGTATTCTGGAACAACAACAGACCTAACACCTGGGTATGTAGCAATTGGAAGTTTTTCTAACATCTTGTCAAAGTCTTCTTTGTACATAGTTGCTGTTTGTCTAAGTTGATCTGTAAACTGAGCATCAGGATCTTCAACTAATAATCTGCGTTGTCTATTTGTCAAACTTATCAAGAGACTTCTCAAAAGATAATAAACTGCACCATAAACAATTGCTGGTTCATAGAAAAACGGTGTTGAAATTACATTTTGATATTTTGATGCACCTGGTTGAGCATTTATTTGCTGCAATGCCATATAAAGTGCATTGTTTATGTGATCATTTGTGAACATCTTGATACTATACGAAACTAACACATTGTCATATGAGTTTATAGAAACTGGGTCTCCATTTGTACTAATGAAATAAATGTTTCCTTTGTAATCGCATTTGTATCTCAATCCGTTTGGATAGTTGTTTCCGCCTGATAAAGGAGATTCATAGCCATCTCTGTTTTTAATTATTGGATCAAAAGTGTCATTTATCGTGGTATAAATAGGATCTGTTTCAGATAGTTGAATCATTGGATCTCTGTCGCCTTCATTAGAAGGTCCACTAATTCTTACATCTGGTCTTGGAAAATAATTCCAATAAGGAAATGCTACTGTGGCTATGGATCTGTTTTTTCTAAAAACTGCTTCTTCATCATATATTGCTACGTTGAGCAAATGTTCAAGCTCATATCTGATGCTTGATTTTATCAATAGTTCATCGCCTAAAAATGGTGAACTTATATTTAAGACTGTCCCATTTGTATCAACTTCTTGAATTCTGTAGTAACTAGTAGGAACTCCATTTGAGTCCCATCCTTCATTGATTGGAAAAGGAACAGTCTCTATTGTTGTGTATGTACCATCAAATTGGTCAGATTTTTGAATCTTGTAAAATGCTACCCCATTTGCTCCAGATCTTTCCCATTCAATAAAAATACCTGGCGTTGTTGTTGCTGTGTTGTAATATACTAAAGCGCTTTGAGTATAGGACATTGATTGTATTTCGTCTGACATATTTTCTCCAAAAAAATAAGGCTATCGACAAGATAGCCTTAATCAAGTCATACTAAGTTTTTCTAAACTCTTCTGATTGAGCCCTTGTCGCTTTCAAGGTCAATTTCATTTTCTAGATCAATAGAGTCTGCAATTCCATCATCATCTGGCATATCAAGAAAATTCATGTCTCCACCAGCAACAACTCTATCTCTATTGTAGTTAGTCATATTAACTTGTCTTACTGAAGTCCCGTCTGTTGCATTTTCTGATGCTTGAGCAACGAATGCTTTTCCTCTTCTCTCATCTCCTGAAGTTGAAGAATTTTCATTGAGATTTTTTTGTTGTCTTAGCAAGTTTTGAACCAAATTTGCATTATTATTAACTTGTTCTGCAAATTCTTCAACAGTTAGTTCATCACCCCGAAGTTGTGCTTGTGTTTGTGCAATATCAAATGCAGTTGCATAAGATAATGAATCATTTGCATATCCTACTGTTGACACTTCGCCTTCTTTACGATATGCTTTTTCTGCATCAATTGTTTCAACTTCTAACTGCTTACCATCAACATCTACTGTTCTGAGATTATTTGCATTTTGTTGCCTAAGAAGTTCTTTCTTGCCTCTGATTGCTGCTTTTTCTTCAATAGAATCAAACTGTTCAGGGCTAATCTTTCTTAGTAAACCCATTCTGATGGAACTTCTAAGATCTTTACTTGCTTTGATTGTTTTTGGATCTTCCCATGTTAAATCAATCGCTTCAAGTGGCCCAAAATTAAGTCTAATGTCACTCACATAATGAGGACCCATTGTTACATTTTGAACGATAAATGATTCTGGTTCTAAATTTTCTTCCATATTAATCCTTTTTTCTCTCTATTGGCAATGAAGTTATGCCATCTAGCCCCTCTTTTCCAGTCCACAATTCATTTGATTGAGATTCTCTTGAATTTGGGTCATAAGATTGTTTTCTCACATTTTTTTGGTCTTTAACAAAGTCTGCCATTTGCTTTCTTTTCGTTGTAGTTCCAAATTGTTTTTCTTTTGCAGATAATCCTTCTTGAATATTAAAGGAATTGAAAACTCTTTTTGCAGTTCCATCTCCACAAGGACAAGGAATTTCTGCTTTGTAATCACTAAATGAAAGTGAAATTACAAAAGTTTTAGGTTCATTTTGACAATTACAAACAAATTCATATCGTGGCATATAAAGGTACTTGTACAAAATTCTATGAAATCTACAAGGGAGAAAATATAAAATGAGTTCTGATTTATCTGACGCAGCGAATACACACAAAATGTATTGTGTTAAGTGTAGAACTATGGTAATGGT